TGCATGAGCCCCATCTCCCTGAGCGCGTCGACGTCGCTGGAGATCAGCGCAGTGGAGGCGTCCAGAGATTCGGCTAGGTCGCGGTTCGTGTTGAGCCCCTTCCCGACGAAGTAGAGGATGATCGCCCTGCGGGGCGAGACCCCCTCCCGGGCTAGCAGGGCAGCGTCCACCATCGGGCCGTAGAACTTGGCCTTGGGGGATCGTTTCTTTTCTAAAGTTGTTTGTGACATGGTATCTATTCTAACTCGTGGCGGGGCTCAGTTCAACCCCGTGTGCCCCAGAAACCCGACGGTTCCACCGCGCGCCTCGTAGAGGAAGGACCGCATCACCCAAGGGATGGGTGGCGTGGTCTTGCCGCCGCGCTCGATGGTGACATCACCGTTGCAGAGGTGCGAGGTCAGCACCCCACCACCCAGCAGCTCGCCCCCGTGGAGGGCGAACTGCTTGGTGATGAAGCCGGGGCTGATCTGTATCCTGTATTTCACTGGGAACATCCTGCAGCACCGTCGACGGCGGTCTTCTGGATCTCCATCTTTTTCATGCACGCCCGGGAGATCTGGTAGTCGATCGACCCGCGCATGTTGAGATACTGGATCAGCACCTTGTCCTGCTGCCCTATCCGGTGCGCCCTGTCCTCGCACTGCAGGTTCTGTGCTGGAGACCAGTCGCTCTCCACAAACACCACCATGCTCGCGGCGGTGAGCGTGAGCCCAGTGCCTGCGGCTTGGATGTTGCCGATGAAGATCCGGCACCCAGTCGTGTCCTGAAACCGCTTCACGGCGAAGTCCCGGTTGGCGGTCGAGGTCTTGCCCGTGATGACCGCAGGCTGATACTTGCGCAGCTTCTTCTCCAGCTCGCTGATCACAGCACCGTGGTGTGCAAATATGATCAGCTTGCCGTCCGGGTCGAGCGACGCCATCACATCCCTGATGTGGGAGATCGCGGCGGGGAGCTTGGCCATCCCCTGCTGCTTGCGCAGCACGGCCAGCTCTTTGAGCTTGTCGTCCAGCTTCGGTGACTTCTGGCCGGTCTGCCTCAGCTTCTTGATCTCAGCCTCCAGCTCGGCACCAGTCTTGGTGGTGGTGTTGAGCAGGTTCAGCACAGCGGCGTTGTCCGGCGGCAGGTCGATGAACTGCCTGCGCTTGTCTGGCAGCTGCGGCAGCACATCCTTCTTGAGCCTGCGCACCGTGAACTTCTTCAGGATGTCGTGCAGCTCGTGCAGGTTGCTCGCACCGTGCGTGTGCCGACCGAAGCGGTCGGTGTAGGCGTTGCAGAACCTGTCCGTGAAGTCCGTCCAGCTGCGGCGCAGCGACTGCGGCGCGATGCTGTGGTAGATCGGGAAGATCTCCTCGGGGCGGTTCATGATCGGCGTCCCGGTGAGGAACAGCACGTGCTGGTCGGGGTCGCTCATGTAGAGCGACAGCGCAGCAGTGGTGCGCTGCGAGTCCATGCTCTTGATGTATTGCGCCTCGTCCAGCACGATCAGGTCGAACCTTTCCCGCAGCGCTGCAGCGTAGTGCTTCAGCACCTCGTAGTTGCAGATGGTGACAGCGGTGGAGTCGTCGGCCAGCATCATCGGCAGCTCCCTAGGGTCGTCCCTCAGCCCGTCGATGACCTTGGTGGAGACGTTGCCCATGATCCACTTGCGGGCCTCCCTCTGCCAGTTGAGCTTCAGGGAAGCGGGGCACAGCACCAGCACGTTGTTGTAAACGCGGGAGGCCCCATCCCTCCTGCTATCATTGATGATGCCCAGTGCCTGCACGGTCTTGCCGAGCCCCATCTCATCCGCGATGAGGGTGCGCTTGCGCCCACGGTGGAACAGGATGCCCTCCTCCTGAAACGGCATGTAGCTCAGCCCCTCGGGTGCTACGACCGGAGGCCCGGGGGTGCCGAGCGCCCCGCTGATCCCGGGCAACTTGATCCCGGCCTTGGCTATCGCCTGCTGGGTGGGGTCGGCCTTCACTGGGTCTGGGGTGATCGGTGCTGTAGCTGCAGCACCGTCCTCGACCAGTCCCCAGTGGCACGCCTGCCACTTGCCGTCGTCGGTCTTGTTGACCGATACGCCGACGCTCTTGATGGCGTCCTTGTGCTGCTTCCACAGCTTCCAGAACGGGTGCCCGTCCTCGATGGGTGCCACCCGCAAAATGCGGGGGCCGCGCCTCGTGTTGAGGCGCTTCGCCCTCCCCCACACTAGGGGGAGCCTGCTCATGATCATTTCAGTTTTTTCGTCCATTTCTCAGTGTTTCTAGTTCGTCCAGTGCCGCGACTACCTCCTGTGCTTCCCGGTCGGGGAGCCAGTAGATCAGGCGCAGGATCAGGGCGTGGTTCGGTGATGGTTGTTGATTCTCGTTCTCTACCTTCAGGATGCTCGACAGCAGCTCTATGGTCACGGTCTTGATCTCTGGCGGTATCGACCCCCGCTGCTCGGGGGTCAGCTTCTGCCACGCGTCACCCAGTGCTGCGACTGCAGCACGGGTGCGCATGGGGATGGTGTTGCGGTTCGTCATGCTAGGCGGGGGTGATGTTGCTGAACTTCTCGAGCGCCTGCTGTGCTGCAGCCGATAGGCCGGAGCCGTCGCACTTGGGGCAATCGCTAGTCCGCTCGGCTAGCGGGTCGACGCACCCAGTGCCTTGGCAGGTGTTGCAGTCCCGGTCGAACTCGGCCCTGTGCCCCAGCTCGCGGTCGTAGCGCAGCAGCAGCAGCGAGCGCACCAGCTCGGGGAGCGAGTAGTCGCTGCGCGCCTCCTCCACCTCGTCGTAGTCGTCGGGCTCCCATCGCCCGCCGGGGATGTGGACGCCACCGATGCCGAGCCAGCCCACGCAGGCCATCTCCCTGCGGCCTAGCCCGTAGACCCGCTTGGAGTCGAACGGCACTAGGTCGAACTCGCCCATGTGGATGCAGCCGTTCTCGACGTCGAGCCGTAGCCCGGGCTCGAGCTGCAGTGCATGCAGCACCTGCAGGCGAGCCTCTGGGGAACAGAGGAAGGTGCGCAGGATTCTCTCCCCGTCGCTGCGCAGGTCATCGGGGTGGTCGAGTAGATCTTTTCGTTCGGTCGTTATTGTCATGGTTCTGTGTTTGTGGTTCGGTTTCTCTGCTATCATGTCTTGATGGGCAGGTGCTGCAGCACCGAGTGCAGGAGCCTGCACTGTGCTGCAGCATCTGCCCACCCCCCGGGTAGGGGGTGGGGTTGATGTTGCGCAGGCCTACGCCTGCATGTCCGCGATACGCTTGAGGTTCTTGCCTAGCCCCATGGCTAGGGAACCGAGGTCGCCCGATACGTCGAACACCTCGAAGCATTCCTTCATGTTGTTGCCGTTCAGCCGATCGATGTCGTCGGTGATGAAGCAGCCGATGGGGCGCACCCCCTTCGCCAAGAACTTCTGCTTGTCGTAGGTATCGAAGTCGATGGCACCGTCGGTGTAGCCGATGACCAGCGTATCCTTGTCGATGTCGGGCTCGATCTCGTTGAGCGCCTGACCGAGCGGCGAGCCGCCCGATGCTGCGATGTGCGCGAGGTGGTGGTTCTGGAAGTCGTCGCCCTTCCACTGCACGAGGCACGAGGTCGAGATCCACGTGATGCGCAGCTTGATCTCGCCGCTGTCGTGCAGGGTCTTGAGCGCATCCATCAGCTTGATACCATCCTCGTGGTAGTCGCCCTGCATGCTGCTGCTGAGGTCGAACACCACCTCGACCTTCTGGTCGCGGCCCTGTTGTGCGTTGACCGCTTTGCGGTAGCAGTCGGGCTTGCCTGCGAGGAAGTCCTTGATGTTGATGTTGCTGCTCGGTGCGGTGGTAGCCGACCCAGCTGCAACCCCTCGCTTCAGGCCCTTGCGCAGCGCGCTGAGCGCCTTGTCGCCGCAGCCCTTCACCCACCCGTTGACGGGCACTGAGCGGAAGTTGTGCGGGTGGTTGCGAGCGGCGGCATCCACGAGCGCCAGCCCTTGCTGCCTGTTGCCAGCCAGCCCCTTGCGGGTCTTGTCGGCGATATCCTCCCATTGCTGGGTGGGGGTGCCGCCCGGGCCGGTGTTGCTGTTGGCAGGCTCGACCGGGAAGTCGGCCTCGGGGAACACGCGCCTGAACTCATCCATCAGGTCGGCCACTTCCCAGCTGTCCTTCGCCTTGCACACGGCCTTATAGAAGTTGTAGATCCGCTCCCGCTTGGGGCGGTTCGACTGCTTCCAAGCGGTGCCGCTCAGGGTCTTCTGCTCGGTGTAGCGCAGCAGGTCAGCACGCTTGCCGTCGAGGGTCTTGATGTCGAGCAAGATCGCATGCGCAGGCTCGTCGTTGCGGTCGGCTGGCAGCACCGTGCTGTAGTCGGCTGGCAGCGACAGGTCGAGCCAGCTAGTCCATCCGAAGCGGTAGCCCTGCTCGACCCTCCACTTGTTCTCGATCCAGCAGTCCTCGCCGATGTTCCAGAGCTGGAAGCTCAGCTGCTTCTGGTCGATGATGTAGGTGCGCAGCCCGTGCAGGTCGGTGGTGCCTGCGATGCGACCAGTCCAGAGGGCGTGTCCAACCTCGTGCCAGACCACCCGCTTGATCAGCAGCGGCTTGTTCTTGCAGCCAGCACGGGGCGCGAGCTGGTCGAGGATGTCGACGCACACGCGGATCTGGTGCGACTGCACCATCCAGAACCAGTGCGCGGTGCCGGACATGGGGATAACCTCGATCTCGCAGGGTTCCAGCAGCAGCCCCTTCTTGATGATGAGGTCTCCGAAGGCATTCTCGACCGAGTCCCAAGTGGCTTGGGGCACGCGGTCATTCACTTGGATGTTGTGGTTTTGTGGGATGTTCATGTTTCTTAAGTATCTGTGTTTGGGTTGGGTTGGGGGGCGCAGCGTCGTGCTGCACCCCCCGGGTTGGACTAGTGGGCCACGCCGAGCGGAGTGGTCGGGCTCTTGGGGCGGTAGCTCAGCTTGCGGTTAACGACGTCGTCAGCAGCCTTGGCCGACAGGATGTCGATCTGGTCGTTGGCATCCAGCTTGGCGCAGGAGTTAACGATGTCGCGGTGGAGGCGCTTGCAGCACTCGTTCCAGTCACCAGCCGCACCGATCACAGCGCGGGTGATGTGGCGGGTCGACAGCGCATTCTCCAGCACCCCCTGCACGTTCTTCAGCTCCACGAGCGCCTCGTTGAGGTCACAGAGCTGCTTCGCCAGCTTGGGGGTATCGGTGTAGCCGCTCGCCTGCAGCACGCCGTCGTAGATGGACTCGGCCTCAGCTCGCTTGTAGAACACGCGCTCTTTGACGAAGCGCGACTGCTGCGCGAAGTCGCCCTCAGCGGTGTTGTAGTCAGCGCCCTCGTTGCTGGTGGCGACGACGGCGAGCTTCTCCACTGGCACGTAGAGGACCTCAGCAGCCGGGATCTCAGGTGCCCACGGGTCACCCTTCTCGAACAGCCGCCCCGTCACGAGACGGTAGCAGAGCATGTCGGTCTTCACTGGGTGGTAGACCTGATTGAGCGCTGGGATCAGCACCCCCTGAATGTCGAGGTCGAGACGGTTCAGCTCATCGAAGATGACCATGCAGTTGTCGAGGGTGCCCGGGTTGGGGTCACCATTCTCATCGACTGCGACGCAACGGAAAGCGCTAGTTGCGAGCCCGTCCTTCCAGCGCACTACGTGGTTGCCCTTGTCGTCAATCATCGGCATCGTCCAGCCGATGATCTCGTCGAACTTCAGCGCGGCGGTGCCACCGATGAAGACCGAGCGGTCAAACTGGCGAGCCCACTGCTCAGACTGGTAGGTCTTGCCGATGCCTGAGCCGCCAGCGAACTGCACCGGGAACTCCGATGCCCCGGGCTGGCAGTAGGTCGACAGCACCTCAGTCATCCAGTGCCCCTGCCCACCGGTATGCTTGGCGATGCCCTGCTGGATGCGGGCCTTCTTCTTCGGCGACTTCGCAGCCTCGTCGCGGATGTCCTTCAGGACCTCAGCGAGCGCATCGAAGCCAGCCTGAGTGCTGGCAGCATGCGAATCGATGGCAGAGGTGATGATGGGGCGCACGAGCTGCTCGATCTCAGCTGGATCGAGCGGCTTGGCCTGCGGCTCAGGTGCCTTGGGGGCGATGCCAAGCCCGTTGAGGGCGTCCAGCAGCGCCTGCTTCTGCTGCTCCAGCGGGTCGCTGGAAGGCGCTGCAGGAGCCTGCACTGGCGCTGCAGGAGCCTGCACTGGCTCCTCATCATCCTCGAGGTCGATGTCGGGGGTGCTGGCTGGCAGCCCGGGCGGGATGGCAGCTGGTGCCGGTGCTGCAGGTGCTGCAGGATCGGTCGGTGCCGGGGCACTCATCGCAGGCGCTTGGGTCGGGTCGACGCCGTCGAAATACCGATCGATCAGGTCGAGTTCAGCTTCTGCAGTCAGCAGCGGCGCAAGGCCTGCGCCAGCGTAGGACGGGCGGGCCCTGAGGAGGGCTAGCGCCAGCATTTTGCTGTGGGCGATGTTGCCGCTCTGGCCATACTCGGATGAGTTGATGTTGGCAGCTGTGTAGGCATCGAATCCGGTTGCGTTCATCGCTTCCCGGACAATCTGTTGCATGTCGGTTCTGTGGCTCATAACTTCTTCTATTTCTGTGGGTTCTGTGTTTGGTTCGGGTTCAGTTTCAACTTGTTCAGATGACTGCAGCCCCCCACCTGCAGCAGTGCTGCAAGCTGGGGGCTGAGTGTCATCCGCCGCAGCGCTCGGTGGCTGCGGGGAAGGTCTCAAATGTGGGCGGGGTGACTACCGCTCCAGTGGCATTGGCCGTATCCTCCCCCCCCCTCTCACCAGTGCCCTCCCGACCGGGGACGACAACCGCCCCGACTAGGGCGCTCAGTGTGATGGGGCGAGCCCTTCCGGCTTACCTTCCCAGCTTCGGTGCTGGTAGCTCTGTTCGGGGCTGAGCAGCCATTGTGCGGTTGAGAATGATCAGGGGGCGGGGGTGGCAACGAACCGTATCCCTCACTGCCAGCGTCCAAGGTCTTTGCAGCGGCTCCCCGGGGGGAGCACCATCACCGGATGCACCGGGTGGCTGTGGATAGTATGAACAGATTCGCGCTGTCGTCAAATACTTGTCCTCAAATATGTTATGACAAGGGGCATTTTGAGATCAGCCAAGTGCCTGCTGTTGAGGCAGTTACAAACAAAATGCAAAAAGTGAAAATAAATGCTGCAGAATCGGGTTGCTTCAGTTTGACCCATATCTAGCACCAGTTGATCTTACAGCATGCTTAACCACATGCTGCATGCTGTCTCGAGCTACAAAACGCTCGGATGCAACGAGTTGTGACGATTACAGCACTAGCACTGATCCAGATCTCCGGGCTCTCAGCCGTGCTGCAGCTCATGAAAACAGGCGAAAACAAGTTTTCCATCTCTCACAACATGCTGAGCCCCAACGACATCCCAGCCTGCAATGGGGTATTGCAGCATGCTTAAATGCCCTTGTATTATGCCATGCTGCTGCCATGCTGCAGCATGCCAGAAGATCCCTTCCCAACCACGAGTGCAGGAGCCTGCACTGACCCCAACAGCCGACTGAGCACCCCTATCCCCGATGGGACGAAGCGCCGCCGCCTGCGCATCCAACACGCTGCTCGCCTCTACATCTACGAGGGCGTGGACAGCATCGCCGAGCTGAGCAAGAAGAGCGGAGTGCACCCCAAATATCTGCGGAAGGTGAAGGGCGAGGATGACTGGGACGGCTACGCCGAGCGGGTCTGGTCCGAACGCACCGCTAGCACCCTAACCATTCGAACAGTGGAGGAGCAGAGCCTAATCGACGGGGAGAAGGAGCGACAGCACCGCGAGGTGCCGAAGCTGCAGCAGGAGGCCGAACGGCTCATCGAGGCGATGGCCGCAGCAAGCCCCGGCAGCAAGCTCCACGCTGCGATCCTAACCGCCATGAAGACGGTGCGAGCACTGCTGGAGGGGAGCACCCACTACGACCTCGCGAAGGCGGAAGCAGCAGCCCGGATGAAGCTGGCCCTGACCTCACCACCGAGCACCCCGAGAGCCCACCGGGGAGAGCTGCCAGAGCCGGAGCCAGAGCCCGGGTCAGCGCTCGACCTGAACGACTGGGAAGGGCCTGATGACCGACTGCAGGAGCCTGCAGTGAACGGTGCCGGGGAGCCAGGGCCTAACCACCAAACAACCCTCAACGACAAAGGGGGAGAGAACCCGACAGGGAGCGAGCAACGGGCACCGCAACAGGGCCAGCCAGCGCCGCCGATGCAGCCTGCAGCAGGAGGGGGAGAGACCACCGCTGCAGCTGCAGTGCGCACCGCTGATCGGGGCGAAGGGGAGCACGAGTCACCCGACATGCCGTAAAAGCCTGATACTGAGGGGGGACGGGGAGAAACACCTACACCCTAGTAGGGTAGTGCAGCATGGCCATACCCACCTACATACAGCATGCCCCATGCCCCTCATCACCAGCCACTTGCAGAGGGGGTGCTCACTGCAGGAGCCTGCACTCCCCACCCCCACCGCAGCGCCATGCTGCAGGCCCCCCTCCCCCTTGAGGACTCCCCCAGCGATCAGGCCCCCGGGGTAGGGGCCGGTGGGGTGCCCCCGCGTGTGGTGCGGTGACGTGGAGGAGGGCACACCCACGCATACAGAAACATTCCACACACACAGAAACATTCCCTCACCACCTGCTCTCTCTCCCTCTCTCCCATGCCACATGCCCCATGCCACTGCAGGAGCCTGCACTGAGTGGCCACATAAAGGGGATGGCACTGCAGGAGCCTGCAATGAGCCCCCTCCCCCTGCCGCCTGACACACGGGGCTTGAACGGTGCCCCAACCCCGGCCATGTTCTCGAGAATCGAAGAGGGGTGCCCCCTGAAAAATTTGCTATGGAGCAGTCTGAGTATGTAGCCCTCGTCAGGAAGAAGCACCCGAAGCTGCGGCCGATCGATGTGGAGAGGAGCATCCTGAGGCACTTCGACTGGGGGAAGCCCCTCTCCCCCTTCGGTGAGACCTACACCAGCCACCTGCTGCGATACATCACGCTCCTAGCGCCGGATGTGGAGCACAACCCGTTCTTCATCCGCATGATCGGGGCGTATGAGGATGCGCGCAGGAACCGGAGGAAGATCGTCAACTTCATCGGGAGCCAGAACAGCGGGAAGACGGACACCTTCGCCACGCTGGCGGTGGCGCTCACGTCCATCGACCCGGAATACACGGCATGCTTCTGTGCTGCGCCCTTCCTCACGGCTGCGGAGTCCGGGCTGTGGGGCAGGATCGTGACCCGGGCGAACGGGATCATCGCGGCGAACCCGGAGATGTGGAAAGAGGTCAAGAACCACCAGAGCAAGAACCGGATCACCTTCCCCGGCAGCCACGCAGAGGCTGGCTTCATCGAGCTGCGCACCTTGGATAGGGTCGGCAAGCTGCAGGGCAAAAAGAGCTTTAACCCCCTCCGGGGTATGCTGCTACTATTCTGTGATGAGATCGCCCTCTTCCCTACCAACGATCTGCTGGATCTGCTGGACAACCTTCAGGGGAATCCCAACTTCTTCTGTGGCACCGGTTGCAACTTCAAGTCCATCGACAAGCTTGATGGTCTGCTCTGCGAGCCGGAGGGGAGGGAGTATTCCGCCCTCGATCCAGACGTCGATCAGGAGTGGGAGTCAGCATACTCCAGCTACACATACCGTTTCGACGGCCACCTGAGCCCGAATGTCCTCAGCAAGACCACGATCTACCCCTACCTCCTCACGGAGGAGCGCCGCGCGGCCATGGAGCTGCAGCACGGGCTCAACGGACCCAAGTACTTGGAGCAGATCCGTAGTTTTCCTAACACATCCATGTCGGACTACTTCGTTACCAGCCGGGAGAAGCTCAGGGCTGGTGGGGTGTTCGACGAGTTCATCGCCGAGCGAGGCCGACCCACCAGAGTGGCCTTCTGTGATCCGGGGTTCGGTGGAGATCCCTGCCGGATAGGGCTCTTCGAGTATGTCACAGCACGGCTGCAGGCCACCGACGGGCAGTTCTACACCCATCAGGTCTTCCAGCCCGTCCGCCCGATCGACACCATCCTCGTGGACGCGCGCATGGAGGCCGACGACGAGTGGATCGCCAGATGTGCTGCCCTCAACCCGGGCGCTAGCCTGCGCGGCGGCTCTCAGGTGACGATCGAGAGCCAGATCGCCGTGCAGGTGGCCGAGTTCCTCGACCGCCACGGCGTGCCGCGCTCCCACTTCGGCTACGACGGCAGCATGAGGGCTTCCATCGTGCAGGAGATGGCCACGATCCTAGGCCCGCAGGTCCACGCGCTCGACTACGGTGGCCCGGCGACCGAGCGGGAGACCTTCGTGCCTACGGCAGACCCGGAGAAGAGCCGCAACCGCGTGGCGCGCGAGACCTTCACCAACTTCAACTCCGAGCTGTGGTTCGAGGCGGCGTCCGTGATCCAAGCCGGTCAGCTGAGGGGTGGCGAGCTGATCCCCGCCGCGCTCACGCAGCTCTGCAGGCGATCTTGGAGCTTCAAGGGCGACCGCAGGGCGATCGAGCGCAAGGAGGACTACAAGGCGGCGAACCAAGGCCGCTCCCCGGACGACGCCGACGTGCTGGTCGGTGCGATCGAGATCGCGCGCAGGCACGGCTTCCGGTTCACGCCCAAGCGTCAGGTGGGGCAGGCGTCATCCCTGCTCGACCGCATCCGGGCGATGGGTCAGGACGGGAGGCTCAGCCGCGCCAACTCCAAGCTCTCTGCGGCGAAGTTACACAGTCGTTGATTATTAGCCCCGGGGGATTATCATTCACCCTATGAAGACTCTCATCCTGTGCCTCGCCATGTTCTTCGCCGCAGCCGCCCTAGCCGACGACCTGACCTTCGCTTGGGACCCGAACCCCGAGCCGGACGTCATCGGCTACCGCCTCAAGTTCGGCAGCGAGAGCGGCGTCTACACGCGCACCGTGAACGTGGGCAACGTGACCTCCTTCACCGAGGCCATCGACTGGAGCGTGGAGAACAGGGAGGGGGCAGAGCGCTTCGTCGTGGTCACAGCATACAATGCTGCTGGCCTCGAGAGCCCGCCGTCCAACGAGCTTGATCTGGGCGGTCAGGCACCGTCCGCACCGAAGAACCCGAGGGTCACCCTAGACTGATGCTGCGAGCCCTAGCCATCGCCACCCTGCTGGCCACCGCCGCACGCGGCGACGTGGTGACCATGGCTTGGGACCCGAACCCCGAGGACGACATCGCGGGATACCGCCTCCACTTCGGTAGCGAGAGCGGCCGCTACCCGAAGAGCTTCGACTGCGGGGACGTGACGCGCTTCTCCGTCGAGATCGACTTCGACCTGACGCTGAGGATCGGGGTGGACCGCTACATCGTGGTCACGGCCTACAACACGGCGGGGCTCGAGAGCTTCCTCTCCAACGAGGTCGACCTAGGCTCCCCGCGCCCGCGCGCGCCGCGCAACCCGAGGGTCGAGCCGTCCGCCCTCTCGGACACCTTCTCCTACGACCTGCCAGCCGGGGTCTGGGAGGTCCACACCTCGACCGACCTCTCCCGCTGGCGCAGCCTAGGGCGCGCCCGCGACTTCTTCACCGCCGCCATGGAGCCATCCTCCCGGCGGTTCATGCGCATCGAGCCCGTATATCCCTAACACTATGTCAATGTCACCAGCGATCAGGAACTGGCAGGCGCAGCCCCCGTCGGGCGGCTGGTCTATCGAATACACCCTGCCCGGCACCGAGCAGAGGTGGCTCTTCAAGGGGCTGCCCCACGCGATCATCGAGGGGATCGCCGAGGTGCAGCAGGCCAACGGCATCTTCGACGGCTACGGACCCATCTGGGACATGGCCAACGCCATCTGGACGAAGCGCGACCCGGACCGCGCCCTAGGCTTCACCACGACCTCCGGCCAGAGGGTGCAGAAGCTGGTGGTGACATCGCCAGCCAAACTGAGCCGCACGACCCTCCGCGCCGCCGCCACCAAGGCCTGCGGCCGCTGCTGATATGGACTGGGAGAACGTCATCTACCTAGGCCTCGCGAACTACATCATCAGCTGGTTCGTGGTCGAGGCGCACGTGCTCGACGCGCCGCGCCACGCCATCAAGAGGGACACCCCGTCCCTGCGCTTCGGCGGCGTCCACATCCTCGAGTGCCGGAGCTGTGTCGCCTTCTGGGTGGCGCTCGGCATGTCCCTGTTCCCGCTCGACCTAGGCCTGCTGGCACCGGTCTGGGCAATCTCCCGCATCCTGCGCATGCAGGAGCGCGAGGTCTACGACTAACACTATTACATCATGAGAACGAAGTGGTTTAAAGATACCGGGGAGATGCTCAGCGAGGCCGACCGCCTGCTGAAGGACGACCAGTGGGATGCGGAGGACCGCGCCACCATCGCCGCGTTCTACAACGGCCGCCCGACCATGAGCCCGGGCGAGGCCAGCGAGCGCGGCATCAGCGAGATCCGCAACCACCTCTTCGGCTTCGACTCGCTCAATCAGGCGAAGGAGCAGATCAGCGCCATCTACAGCAAGAGCCCGACCCTGCTCAAGGTGAAGCTCAAGGGCGGTCCGCCAGAGCGCAGGCTGTGGGCGTCCGAGCAGATCCAGACGTGCCTCAACCGCGCCATCAAGCGCAGCGGCAGGATGAAGCCGCATTTCAAGGGGCTCGGCGGCGAGATCGTGCTGTTCGGCTCCGGGATGCTCACCTTCCGCGACCCCTACGACTGGTGCCCGCGCATGAGCCGCCCCTACGTGCCGCGCGGCACCGGGACTTCGCCCGAGGACGTCCCCTACGCCATCATCCCCGACTACCTGACCGTCAAGGAGCTGTCCGACTACCTGAAGATGGCAGAGGGCGAGGAGCGCGGTGGTGGCGACGCGCGCTGGAACACCGGCAACCTGCGCGACGCCATCCGCACGCTCACCGACAACACGGGGGTCGAGGGCTCGTGGGGATACCTCGGCGAGGCTATGACCCCGGCCGATGTCGCCGAGTATAACGATCAGGAGGACATGACGGAGAGCGAGCACGCGCGCGTGCAGCTGCCCGTCTACTTCGTCTACAGCAGCAACCCCGAGAAGGAGGGCGTCCCCTTCGACATGACGCTCGTGGCGCGCTACACCTCGAAGCAGATCAGCGACGCCACCAAGCGCGGCAGGGTGCTCGGCGTGGAGCTGTTCCACCAAGACGAATACTTCGACACGGCGAAGGACTTCCTCCACACCTTCTTCCTCGACTGCAACATCGGCGGGCCCTCGCAGTGGCACAGGACGATGGGGCTCGGCAAGCTCAACTACGACTCGGACGTCGACGTCGAGGAGTTCTTCAACGCCGCCATGCAGGGCAGCAAGGAGAACCTCCGCAGGCTCTATCAGGTCGGCACCGGGGCGGACACCGAGACCATCGAGCGCTGGTTGTCCGGCGAGTATTGGAGCAATGTTATGCCGGAGGGGCTGAGGCTGCAGGAGCAGCCCAAGACCAGCAACTTCGAGGGCGCGTTCACGACGATGAACATGCTGCAGCAGCTCTCCAAGAAGAACGCCGCTGGCAGCATCACCAACATGACTGGCGCGAAGAGCCAGACCAACGAGCTGGAGGTGCAGGCGCTCGAGCGTCAGGGCAGGAATGCCACCGCGCTCTCCAACCGGATGAATGACATCTACGAGGACTTCGACAACCTCGCGCAGATCCAGTTCAAGCGCTTCTGCAACCCGGGCATCCTCCCGGTCGACAAGGGCTACGACGACATCAAGTTCTTCCAGAACAAGATGGAGGAGTATGGCATCCCGCTGGAGATGCTGCGCGAGGAGAAGGACGGCGAGCTGGTCAACGTCGAGGTCAAATACAACCGCGTGAGCGGCGACGGCGACCGCGTGCGCGAGATCATGGTCAACCAGATGCTGCTCTCGAGGATGCACATGTTCCCGCCGGAGAGCCAGAAGCTCATCCTGCGCCGCGTGACCGCGCTGGAGACTCAGGACTGGGAGCTGGCCGAGGAGCTGGTGCCCACCATGGACGTGCCGGACAGCAATCAGGTCGGCCGCGCCAACCAAGAGGCCAACACCGCGTTCCTGCAGGGCAAGACGCCGACGATCAACGCAGACGACCTGCACGTCGTCCACATCCCGGAGCACCTCGCATCGATGCAGGCCTTCGTGAACATGGGGCAGCAGGACCCGGAGGGCTGGAGCATGCAGGACGTGATCGGCTTCCGCGCGCTCGGCGGCCACGTGTTCGCGCACATCCAAGCCGTCGCGCAGAACCCCGACGCCAAGGACCTCGCCCGCCACTTCGAGCAGCAGCTGCAGGAGATCGCCAAGGCCGGGGACGAGCTGGC